AAGAAGGCTCTCGACCATCGCACCGAGTTCGGTAGCGAGTGCGGGACAGCTGTGGGCTGGGCTCGTGCTAATCAGCTGGCTAACCGCGAAGAGATCAGCGACGAGGTGATCGTGCGCACTTACAGCTTTTTACGCCGCGCAGGCGTTTACAATACTGGCGAGTTCATGAACCCAGACGGCACCGAAGTGTGCGGCTCGGTCATGTACGCCGCATGGGGCGGCCAGCCTATGCTGCAGTGGACCGAGGACGTTCTCAAGGAAGCAGCTAACACTCGCAGCCAAGAGGCTCGCCCCTACCCTAACGAGCACGCCGCTCGCATTGACGACCCAGCCGAATACGTGAGCTTTAACCGAGTGAACGACTTCTTCGAGGCTGGCGTCGACGCCATCTTCGGCATCGAAGAGGATGGCGAGCAGGAGCTCCAGAGCATCCGCTTTGACTCCGAGCGCTTTACAGCTGAAGAGGCTCAGCAGTGGCTTCAAGACCACGACTTCGAGTACATCGAGTTCGAGCCTGCTATCGAAGAGGCAGAGAAGCGTGCAGAAGGCGAGCTGGTCTCTTTCGACTTCGACGGAACTCTTACCACACCCATGGGCATGGCGCACCTAGCGAAGGAGATCTCGGACCAAAGCGAGGTATACATTATCTCAGCACGCGAAGAGGCGGAGCAGCTTCTTGAGTTCGCTCAAGAGCACGGCATCAAGCCAGAGTACGTCTTCGCCACTGGCAGCGACGAGGCTAAAGTCGAGAAAGTAAAGGAGCTAGGCATCGTGCGCCACTACGATGACAAGCCAGAAGTAATCGCCGCGCTCGAGGGCGTCGGTATTTTAATCAGCCCAGACATGCACAGAGCACTACCCAACGAGCTCAAGGTGGGCGACTTCGTTCGCTGGAACACGAGTAACGGCTTCGCTCAAGGCCGTATAATTGAGATCGCCGTAGAGGGCGAGATGAGCGCAGACAGTGGCTTTACCATCACTGGCACAGAGGACGACCCCGCCGCCAAGATCCGAGCCTACCAGTACGACGAAGAGCTTAAGGCTTTCGTCGAGCAGATGCCTGCTCTGAACGTGGTCCACCGCTTCAGCACTCTGGAGCTTTTTAGTGCGGACTTCCGTAATAACACACCCATCCGCGAGAAGCGAGAGCTGGGCGAGATGGCGCTAACCACTGGCCGCACCGTTCGCGGCTACGCTGCAGTCTACAACTCACCCAGCGAAGACCTCGGCGGCTTCATCGAATACATCGAAGCGGGAGCCTTTGACTCGGCTCTTGGCGACGACGTTCGGGCTCTATTTAACCACGACGCGAACCTGCTCCTAGCCCGCACCAAAAGCGGCACGCTTAAAATCGGAGTAGACGAGCGCGGCCTCTGGTATGAGTTCGATGCACCTAACACCTCGACGGGTAACGACCTGCTCGAGCTTTTAAAGCGAGGCGACGTAACGCAGAGCTCTTTCGGCTTCACTATCGAGAAGGACGAGTGGCGTAAGCAGAACGGCGTCACCTACCGCTACATCAAGAAAGTGGCGAGGCTCTACGACGTGAGCCCAGTCACCTACCCAGCCTATCCAGCTACTACCGCTACTCTCAAGGCGACCTCAGAGCCTCGCTCTGTGGACGAGACAGCAACCTCGCAGGAGGCTCCTGCAGTCGGCGCAGGTCTGACAGCCTACCGCCTTCGTCTAATAAAAACCCAACTCTAGTTCTAACATGAACACTATTAAACTCCGCGAAGAGCGTGCCAGCCTTGTAAAAGGAATGGAGGCTCTCGTATCAGCTGCTACCTCAGAAGGCCGCAGCCTCACGACTGAAGAGTCGAATCAGTTCGACAAAATGGAAGCCGCTCAGCAAGAGCTCCGCTCTAACATCGAGCGCTTCGAGAACCTCGAGAACCTCCGTAAGGAAATGGTCGCTAAAGAAGAGCGTACCGAGCGTAGCGCAGCTGCTGCTAAGCCAGAAGCTCGCGCTGCTTTCGCCAAGTACTTGCGCCACGGTGCTCGTGCCTTGTCATCTGAAGAGCGTGCTTTGATCGAGAAGCGTGGAACCGCTGACCAAATCGAAGGAACCGACTCACTCGGTGGCTTCTTGGTACCAGAGGACTTCTCTAACGACTTGAGCGTAGCCCTTAAGTTCACGGGAACTGTTGAGCGCGTTTCTCGCGTCATCACGACCTCGAACACTGGTAAGCTCCAGTACCCAACCGTAGACGATACTGCCGTAGCTGCTGCCATCTTGGCTGAAGCTGCTGGTGAGATCGTTAGCGACATGACCTTCGGTAACGTAGAGCTCGACTCTTACACCTACAGCTCTAAGATCGTTAAGGTATCTCGTCAGCTCATGGCCGACTCTGCCTTCGATCTGAATGCCTTCTTGGTCGACGCTCTTGGTTCACGTATCGCACGCGGTACTAACGCTGCCTTCACGACTGGTAGCGGCTCTAGCCAGCCTAACGGTATCGTAACTGCTTCTGCCACTGGTAAGACTTCGGCTTCTGCTACAGCTATCACTGCTGCCGAGCTTTTGGACTTGATGTACTCAGTAGACGCTGCTTACGCCAACAACCCAACCGCTGGCTTCATGTGCCACCAGAACGTACTTGCTGCCATCCGTAAGCTGGGCATCGCTTCTGCTAACGACTTCCCTATCTTCACTCCTGGCATGGGAATCGGCGAAAACGACATGCTCTTCGGTAAGCCTATCTACGTGAATAACGACATGGCTTCTACCATCGCGACTACTAACAAGACCATCCTCTTCGGTGACTTCAACCAGTACGCTGTGCGCGTTAACGGTGGTCTCGAGTTCTTGCGTCTTAACGAGCGCTACGCTGACGAGCTAGCTGTGGGCTTCATCGCTTACAAGCGCGTCGACGGTGACATCCTCCAGAGTGCTGCTATTAAGCACCTCGTACAAGCCTAAGGCATGGAGGTACGGTTTTTAACCGCTATCGCAGGGGATGGCTTCTACTTCGCCGCTGGCGAGGTAGCAAGCCTCCCCGACGCGATGGGCGCCGAATACTGCGCCGCTGGCTTCGCTGAAGCCATCGCAAAGCCTGCGCAGGCAAAGATGGAAAAAAGTACAAGTAAAGCACCAAAGCATACCCGCTAAACCATGGTAAAGGTCATTACCCCAGCCGCTGCAGAGCCTCTTACGGTTTCTGAAGTCAAAGACTTTCTTCGCGTTGACTCCAGCGCAGAGGACGCTCTTATCGGCGTGCTGATCACTGCCGCTCGCACTATGTGCGAGGAGTACACGCAGCAGGTGATGATGCCCACCACGGTAGAGCAGTACTGGGACGACTTCCCGTACTCCAGCGCCTCAGCCCCTCGAGATACTCGCGGGCAGTGGTTTACGGACTACGACATTATGCTGCTACAGAAGAGCCCAGTGCAGAGCGTGAGCTCTATTAAGTACTTCGACGGTAACGGCGACGAGCAGACCATCACCTCCACCAGCTACAGCGTGGATGCGGTCAGCCAGCCCGCCCGTATTTTACCAGTTACTAGCTGGGACGGCATCGACCCCAACCGACTGAACAGCGTCACAGTGCGCTACGTCGTGGGCTATGCCGACGCTGCCAGCGTGCCTGCACCTCTTAAGCAGGCCATGCTGCTCATGATCGGAGATATGTACGAACGTCGGCAGGACAGCATAAAGCAGCTGCCGAGTGCATCCGAGTACCTTATGAACCCCTACCGCGTCTTCCAGTTCTAAGCCGTGGCCATCCTTCCCATCAAAGACCTAGGCGAGTTAGACCGCCGCATCACCATACAGCAGACCACCGAGACGGTGGACTCTTACGGGCAGATGGTGCGCACCTACTCTGCGCTCGGACAGTTCTGGGCTAAGGTGGACTACGTTAGCGGCGTAGAGGGCGAAGACAGCAACCGACTCGAAGCAGCCAAGCGCGTCGAGTTCGTCATCCGTTACAACGCCTCAGTAAACGAGAAGCAGCTTATCTCTTGGGACGGCGACAGCTTCGAGATCGAAGCAGTTCTGCCAGTGGAGCGTAAGCGCTTCATGCACCTAATTACTCGACTCGTTGACTGATGGGCTACTTCAAGAAGCAACTAATGGCAGGAGCCGCTCGCGGCCGAGCTCAAGGCGGAGCCATGCGCTCCACCCGAGCCACTGACATCGCTAAGGCCATCGTCGCAGTAGAGGGCCTCGATGAGGCACTTAAGAAGATGAGGATGCTCGACGAGAACATCCGTAAGAGGGTCATGCGCCAAGCTGGTCGGCATGCTGCTCGGCCTATGCTGGACGCCTACCGCTCCGAGATACACGACCTACAAGAGGACGAGTTCAACGTCTACCAGAAGAGTGGCGGAATTTACGCCACCATCACCCCAGGCCAACTTCGTAAGTCTATGGGAATCATGCAAGTATACTCTAAGTACCGCGACATGATGGTAACCATAGTAGGCCCACAAGTGAAGCGAGGCTTCAGCAACCCAGAGAAGGGCGGCTGGTTTGCCCACTTCGTAAACTACGGCTACCTACTGGGCGGCCGCTACCAAGGTCATAACTTAGGCTTCGCGGACCGCGCACGCCAGAAGGCTATGGCCGTAACTGCCTCAGACTTTAAGGCTCGATTCTTTCAGTACGCCTCTCGCTACATCCAGAAAATAAGCAGCAAATGATCGGCCCAGTAATTAAGAGCGTCTTCACTACCGACGCCACACTCTTCAGCCTCTTTGCGGGCAGAGTCTACCCTTTCATCGCGGCACAAGGAGCAGCCGCCCCCTACGTGGTCTACGACATCTTTCGCTTAGACCCACAAGGCTCCAAAGATCAAGATAGCCACATAGATGAGACCAGCGTGCGTCTCACTGTGGTGGCTCCCCTATACTCCACTTGTCAGAGTGGCGTAGAGGCTATGCGCTCGGCTTTCGTGCGCACTAGCCGAACCGTAGCTGGTACCACCGTCCAGTCGTGCACTTTTGAAACTCAGAGAGACATCTACAGCGACTCAGACGAATATTTCGGCGTGCAGGCGGACTTCACCTTTAGAATCGTTAAACCATGACGAAAGTTATAATTTTGGCTAAGGACTGGGAACTCGTCCGAGAGCACACCATCAAGGTGGGCGCTTCGGTAGAGGTACCCGTCCACATCGCCGAGCAGCTGGAGGCCAAAGGCTTCGTAGCTGTTAAACCACTAAACACTAAATAACCATGGCTGCATCTACTTCAGTTATGAACTCGACCGACGTAGTTATCGGGATCTCTACGGACAGCGGCGTAACCTACAGCAGCATCGCTCGCGCTACTAGCGCTTCTTTGTCTGTTAATATGGACGTCCGCGAGACCACCAACAAGGACTCTGCTGGATGGCGTGAGCTGCTCGAAGGCCTTAAGTCTTGGAGCCTTAGCGCCGACGGTCTTGTCTGCTTCAACGTAAGCGGTAAGAATACCATCACCGACCTCTTCGGTCACCTTAGTAGCCGCACTCTCATTACTGTGAAGTTCGGCTCTGCAGGAACTGGCGAGAAGGTCTACTCTGGTACTGCCTTTATTACGGCCATCAGCCAAGACAGTGGCTTTGAGGATAACGTCACCTACTCCGTGAGCTTTGAAGGCTCTGGCGTACTGACGGAAGCCGCGAACGCTTAAGGCTTAAAACCTTAAAAACGAGGGCGCTCCAATCGGGGCGCCTTTTTTATATCTTTGAGGTATGGTAGAATACATCCAAGTTAACGGCAAGCGCACCCCAGTGAAGTACGGCTTCAATGCGCTGCGCATCTTCACCACCGCCACGGGCGTAACCCTCGAAGGACTGCAAGGCCTCAGCGACAGCATGAGCCTAGAGCATGCCATCGCACTCATGTACGCTGGCCTTAAGGACGGGCACCGTGCTGAGAAGCTCCCCTTTAAGCTAACCATCGACGAGGTGGCAGACATCCTCGACGAAGACCAGAGCGTCCTGCAGCAGTGCATCGACGTATTTACCCGCTCCTTCAGCGCTAAGGCGGAGGGAAAGCAGACAGCTCAGCAGTAGAGGCCGAGCCGCTGAGCTGGGACGAGCTCGAGGCGCTAGCGCTCGGGCAGATGGGTATGGACTACGAGGAGCTTATGCTACTCACTCCTCGCGTCTTCGCGAACAAAGCCAGAGGCTGGGCGAAGATGCAGACCACCAACATGCAGGCCGACTGGGAGCGATCTCGCTGGATGGTAGCCACCACCATCACGCCGCACCTTAAGAAGCCCATAACTCCTTCGCAGTTAGTGAAGTTCGCATGGGAGAAGGGGCCAAAAAACCCGCCAAAAAGTGTTAACTTTGGAGAACTACTAAAACAAGCGGAAGGCCTTGGCATCACTCTCTAGTATCAACTTTAAAATTGGCGCGGATCTTAAGGACTTCCGTAGCTCGTTGCGTAATATAGACCGAGGCATCTCGGACTTATCGCGTGGCTTTAGCTTCGTCGGTAAGGCCATCGGCGCCGCTTTTGTAACGGATGCCATCGTCGGCTTCGGCCGTGAGGCTTCGGAGATGGCTGGCAAGATGGAGGGCGTAGAGAACGCCTTCAACCGCTTCGCAGATCCTGCACTTCTAGACGACCTCCGCAAGGCCACCAGAGGCACCACTAACGACCTCGAGCTTATGCAGGCGGCGGTGAAGGCTCAAAACTTCGGCATACCTATGCGGGAGATGAGCACGCTGCTGGAGTTCGCAAGCCGCCGAGCTCAAGAGACTGGCGAGAGCGTGGACTTCTTAGTTAACTCCATCGTAACGGGTATCGGTCGTAAGTCGCCCATGATCCTCGATAACCTTGGCATCTCCACCACCCGACTCAAGGACGAGTTTAAAGGTGCAGCGGTAGAGGCCCAGAGCATCGGGCAAGTAACTGCAGCCGTCGCCAAGATCGCAAAGGAGGAGATGGGTAAGGCAGGCAGTGCCTTCACCTCTACAGCTGACCGAGCCGCTGCCTTCGCTGCTTCGGTAGATAATTTAAAGATGGCGCTGGGCGAGAAGCTGAACGCTGCACTCGGACCAGTACTAAGCACCCTCTCGGGCATCTTCAGCACCGTGAGCGACCTGCTCGGCACCGACCTTAGCGAGAAGTACCAGCAAGAGGCTGACCAAGTGGCGGCTCTTAGCATCGAGTACGAAGCCGCTAACACTACGCTAGACCGTAAGCAGCAGATCCTTAACGAGCTCAAGAAGAAGTACCCCGACTACCTCGGTAACATTGACGCCGAGAAGAGCTCGACTGAAGAGGTAACTCAAGCCATGACGGCCCTAAACAAGGAGCTAGTCAACCGCGCCGTAATTATGGCGCATCAAGAGAAGCTCGACAAGATCGCCGAGAAGCGTGCCGAGATGATTAACAAGCTCGGCGAGAACAAGGTCGCACTCTCTAAGCAGATCGCCAAATTTCAGAAGGACGAGAACATCCAAGTAGATGCTTCTAACATGACGCTAGAGCAGCACGCTGCCGCCCTGCTTCGAGTCTTCGATCAGCAGAACAAAGGCAAGACTGCTAACCGTAGCATCTTGGGCTCGTACATGCAGCTAAATAACGCGCTTAAGGCCGTAGACGGTCGCTCGCGCATGCTTAGCGATACTCAAGAGAGCCTCAACTTCGTAACCAAAGAACGCGACGAGATTCTTAAAGCTCTAGGCGCTACAGAGGCCGACGTCGAGAACATCCGCAAAGGGATGACCAAGGCGACAGAGGACGAGACCACTGCCACCGTCGTGCTCACGGAAGAGCAGAAGAAGCAACTGGAGCAGCTGGACGAGTACAGCCGTAAGGTAGCCATCTTGCAGATGGACCTAGCGGCCATGCCTCCAGTGCTTGACCTATTCACAGAGAGCGCAGAGGAGCTTACTAACATGATGCTAGAGGGAGACCCTCACATTATGAACCTCGACGAGAGTCTGCAATGGCTTCAGAAAACAATGGACGGCCTAGAGCCAACCTTTGAGGAGATTACTGGCGCCTTCGCTGGCATGGAGGAGCAGATCGCTCTCATACCACAGACCAGCGCCAACGCCTTCGACCGCGCCCGCTTCTTTATCGATGACTTCGCCAACTCTTTGCAGGGCGCTTTCCATGCGGTCCTAGTGAACGGCGAGAGCTTTATTAAGGTCTTCGGGAACATGATTAAAGCCATGATCGCCAAGCTCCTCGCAGCAGCTGCTGCAGCCATCGTGCTCAGCATCGCCCTAAGCGCTGTCTTCCCTGGCGGCTTTGCACTAAGCTCTGGCGGCGACCTACTCACTGGCGCAGGCCTAGCGAAGGGACTCTTCGGGAAGATGACGGGTATACCTATGCTCGCAGAAGGTGGTATCGTAACTGGTCCTACTCTTGCCATGATCGGCGAGGGCGACGGACCAGAGGCGGTAATCCCACTCGATAAGCTCGGCTCTATGATGGGCGGAAATAACGTAACCGTCACGGGGCGCATCCAAGGCAGCGACATCCTCCTAAGCAATGAGAGGGCACAGCGCCAGCGGAGCCGCTACCGTGGCTTCTAAGTCACTACCATGGCAGTAAGGCTCTACAGCGAGTTCAGCTCTTCAGAGGGCAACCGCTACAAAATTGAAATACATGACAGCGCTTGGGGCGCTGCACCGTCTTCCACCTTTAAAGTAGACGGCGCTGGCTTTCAGCTTACCTACGACGGTGAGACGGACGATATTATTAGCCCCATAGTAAGCTCGAAGCTGACCTTCGGAGCCTACTCAGAAAATGACACCTTTGAGACCTTTATCAGCACACTGAAGACGTTCCAAGAGAACCGCTTCCGCGTGGTGGTATACCGCTCAGAGTCACCAGAGGGCCGCAATGTAAACGACGGCCTAGTCTTCGACCCGTTGCTAATTGACAGCGACGAGACCCAATACTCGCTTTGGTGGGCTGGCTGGATCACTCAAGACCTCGTAAGCCAAGAGGACGGCCCTCAGCCGTACATCTTCCAGATCACTGCCACGGACGGACTCGGTAAGCTGGCTAATATCGACTACGACGTAGCCAACGACATCACTCAAGGCCAAGGGCTACAGCTTACGCGCCTCACTCAGATGATGCTCAACGCTCTAAAGCTCGCGGGGCTTTATGACCTATGGCCTTCAGACGCTCCGTTCCTTGAGACTTCTGCAGACTGGTGGGAGACTACTGCGCACACCTACAGCACTGCTACCGACCCGCTGCACCTTACAGCTGTAGATACCCGACTACTGCAGAGCTTTGACTCAGACGGCACGCTACAGTACAACAATGCTCTAGAGGCGCTTCGCCAGATTACGACGCTCTTCGCTGGCCGCATCTACTTGCAGGCTGGCCGCTGGGTATTCGAGCAGTATGGACAGCGAGCTGCTGGCAGCCGCTACGTCAGCCGATACACCTACAACGGCACAGAGTTAGGCCGCTCACTCATCAGCGACGACATCACGCTAGACCAGACCACCTACGCGGCACGCAAGGCAGGAAATAACTGGGACTTCCTACCAGCTATGCGCAAGGCGCAGATAGCCTACGTGCAGAAGTTCCTTAACCCGTTCGGCTTCGCTGGCTACCGCTTCTTCGGTACTCAGTCCAGCGGCGGCTTCGGCGGACAGTTTACTGCTGGCTTCATCGCTGGCGGCGCAGGCATCCAGCTCGGCTTCGGTACCGCGCAGTTTAGATTCGTGCTTAACGGCACGATCACGGGCGCACCAGTGGTGCCTATCTTCCGCGTGCGCATCCGACTCAAGGACGTGAGCACTGGCACCTTCTACTACTACCGTCGTGACTTCGTGAGCACGAACAGCCAGACCATGTTCGGCACGCCACAGTGGACCACCACCGACAGCTGGTACTACTTCGACCTTAAGGCCTTCTTCATGCTCAACAGCCCCTCGAGCGTGAACCAAGTGCTGCAGATCTGGACCGAAGACCTGCCAGTGAGCGGTGACCTAGACTTCCGCTTCGAGTTTTACGACGTGATAAACCTCACGAGTAACATACCTTTCAACATTGCGCAGGCCTTCTTCGATGGCATCTTCCTTTTTAGCACCTCAACGCAAGGACAGAACGCGCCAGCAGGTGAGATCTTTACCTCTGTAAACAATCAAGCGGGCATAGATAGCCAGCTTACTCTGGATCTCGGCGAGATCTTCTTTGCCGAGGGACCACTTCAGACTGGCCACCTATCGGTCTACAACGGCACGAGCTGGGTAGGCTCTGCGCTTTGGCGTAAGGGATCCACTGGCACGGGGCTGCGCATCCTCAAGCTCTTAACCTCAGAGGCGCTATCGCTGCACGTTCAGCCTATCGAGCGCTACAACGGTGAGACCATCGGATCGGATCCGTTCGGGCCTCGCCTTGTCTTTGAAAGCACCGCATACCTACGCACTGGCGGAACCTTCACGGCCCGCATGGATGAGTGGGACGGTGAGCTCTACGCCATCCAGCGCATCCGTGAGGCTATCACTGAGCTGGACGAAGTTAAAGAGCTGCAGTCTATACCAGCACTCGGAACCAGCACAACGATCGGCGTAAGTCCTAACGATCTAGGAGCTGGTCGCATCGGTGGCATGGTAGTGAATGAAGCCGACCAAACTATCGGCCCCTTCCAGAAGGTAAGCACTGGCGGCAAGGTACTCGGCACCCTCGACGTGCAGCAGAAGATCACGGCAGAGCAGGACCTCGAAGTAATTGGCACCAGCACGCTAAGCAATACTAACATAGAAGGCGCCGCTAACTTCAACGGCACGGCAAGCGTGAACGGCGGATGGTACGCGGCCATAGAAGACGTAACAGCTACGGCCTCGGGCACCTACGAGGTAGCTAGCACCGACTACATCCTCTTCGTCACATGGAGCGGAGACACTGGGACCTTCAGCATAGCGCTGCCGCCAGTGGAGAGCTCAGAGGGCCGCATGATCCGCGTAAAGACTGACAGCACCATAAGCAACTCTAACGCGATCAGCATAGTGCCAGACGCTGGAGATACTGGCGTCGTTATCGACGGCGAGAGCAGTTCTAGCATGACGCGATCCTACGACGGAGCCACCTACCTCTGCCACTCTGGAGAGTGGTGGGTTATTCAGAAAAAAGACAAGGGCTAAGCCGCTAGCTTTTAGCGCCTACCTTTACAGAATTTCGTATCTTTACACTCAAAGCAATGACTAGAAAGCAGCTACTTTACCTCTGGCAGTACCTCTACGCAGGCAGCGGTGGCGCCATCGTGGACGGCCTAGTGCTGCGCCCAAACTTTAACGACATGGCGAACCTATCCCTAACCTCACCCTCTAACGGGTCGGCCGTCTTTAACGGGTCGAGTGACTATATTGATTTAGGAACGGATACCATAGGAATTGAAACGTCAAGTTTTACAATTTCCTATTGGGCGTATATTACGAACACAACTTGGCGAAGCGTACAAAATAGAGGCACGGGTTCGTTTGGCAACGCTGTTGGCATTCAAATGGCAAGTTCCACTCCTATTTATACTATGTATAACACGAACATAGAAAACGCCAATGGTGATTATATCAATTTTGCCAGTTCGTCATTCACTCCTAATGTTTGGCAATATCACACCTTAACTTTTGACACTACAACGGGAACGGGAAAACTTTATTTTGACGGCTCACTTTCCGAAACCGCAACAAATGCAAATTTGATTGGGGCAGATTTTACGGCTTTAGATTGGCAAATTGGACGAGCAAACCAAGGTTCTCAACACCTCGGCGGCAACCTCGCCAACGTCGCCGTATGGAACCGCGCGCTAACATCGGACGAGATTAACTCGATCATGTGGAAGCGTTACGACCTTTTGACCGCTGGCGAATCGACGGGCTTGGTGGCGTGGTACGCTCTTGACGACATCACGGG